GTAGATAAAAACACAACAGCGGCCATAATTGGACAATCAGCAGTACTTGCACAAACTGGCATTGCAGCCGACGTTATTAAACAAACTGGTGCCGGCATAGTACAAACAGCACAAGGAGCAGTGGCCGCAATTGGAAAAATGGCTCAATCTCCTGCTCAACTTGAAGCGGCTGGGGTATTAAAACCGGGAGCATCACAACTAGTAGACACTTTAGTTGCCGGAGGAAAAACCATAGAACAATCCATGACAAACAACTTGTTCACGGGTAAGTCTGGTGCAGAAACACTAAATGCATATGTTACTAACCCAGTAGCACAAGTTCAAACTCAAGTTGCAAACCTACAAAAAGCACAAACTCAGTTAACACAGGCAGGTATAATTACCGGAACTGAATCCGGGACACAATTGGGTGGATTATTATTAGCTACAGCAACTGCGGGTATTAGTAATGTTACTAGTTTTGTAAAGAATGCCGCACAAGCCGCAGGACAAGTTGTAACTGGTATTGTAGGTGGAGTTGGAAAAGCAGTAAATGGCTTATTAGGCCCATTACAAAACACATTAAGTGCAGGTAACTTTGCTAGCAATTTAGCATCTACTGTAACAGGTGGATTGAGTTCGATTGCAGGCGCACTTGGCGGTGCTGGCGTTGGCGCACTACAAGGAATTGCCGGATTAGCCAATGCCGCAAAAGGTCTTGCAGCCTCAGCATTCTCAGCAGTAACTAAAGGCTTTGCTACAATAAAATCAGGTATCCCTCAAAATCTAAAAGACATTACAGAAAAAGCTCAAGCGGCAAATGCATTGAATTCAGATAGCCCACCTGCATTTACAACAGATCCTGTTACAGGTGAACAAGTTAGAAACTTTACGCCTGAACAAGAGGCGGCAATGAGAGCAAGCAATGCGTCACTAAACTCAACGTTAACTAACGCAGTTAATAATGGAATTGGTAATCCAATTACAAATACTGTAGCAAATGTAAGTGCTTCTGTTGGATCACTTACTAATGTTGTTTCATCTGTCAATGGATCATCTGTGACTAATTTAGCTAGAACAGCGGCAGAATCAGCATCAACTGCATTAGCATCAGTGGGGGCAATTACGGGAGTGAGCACGGGACTCAATGCAATTGCTGGCGGAGAAAAAGCTATTGCATCGGTAGTAGATAACGCAAAGAATGCACTTAATGCTATCCCTGGAGCTAGTACTGTAACTGGATTAATATCTGGTGCAGGTGCGGCAGTTGCTACTAATTTAGCTAAACTAAAAGACGGATCGGCTACGTTACAGTCACTTGCATCAGCTGGATTACCAGCCGGGGCGGCAGCACAGTTGAATTCAGCAATAAGTTCATTAAGTTCTGGTGGTTCAATTGCTATTCAGTTACCTACGGTAGCGTTCAACACCGTTGATAGAGGAGAATTAACAGCACAGATTACTTCAACGTTAGGTAGTGCAAAGATACCGTTACCTAACTTCTCAGGAAATCCTGCAACTTTAGGGAAGCCGGCGTCAGAAGAATCAATAAACAAATATAACGAAATTAACGATGAATTAAACGCTTTGGTCGATCAAAGATATGCGTTAGACAAATCAGTACGTGATGCAAGATATACGTTAAACCTTGCTAAAACAGACTTGCCAGCCGGGGATCCGGCAATTGGAATTGCAGAACAGACATTAATCCAAACTAAGCAAAAATTAACAGATTTGGACGGTCGTATTACCGCAATAAGACAACGACAAGTTCAGTTAGCCACTGTATCTCCTGGTAACTCGGTTAACAGCACTACAACAGCCGCTAGCTAATATAAATATAATAAGGAACAATCATGGCAACATATAATGGATTCAGTACAATAAACGCTAATAAACCTAGGTCAACTGATCTGACACCTGGTACTGGTGGCGGTTATGGATCTACGACTCAAGCTGTGATACCAGGAAAAAAGTTTAAACTGACCAATGAACAACTAGTACTGCAAGACTTTTTGAATGCGTTGAACATTCAACAAGGACAAAAAGTAGGTCAACCGGGTTACGGAACAACATTGTGGTCTTTTATATTTGAACCTAATACTGCTGATACTCAATTTCAACTGCAAGATGAGATACGCAGAGTAGCCAGTTCTGATCCTAGAATAATTCTTAACTCAGTTAAAGCTTTTCCTAAAGAAAATGGCATATTAATTGAAGTAGAATTAGCGATAGCACCATTCAACAACGCTCAACTATTAAGCGTTTTCTTCAACAATCTAACTAACGTAGCAGCCATACAGTAATCAAAAATCGGTATTTTTATAATGATAAATACTTGAAAGAGATTACTTATGGCTACAAGTTCCCGACAATCAGCAATATTTGGCGTCAATGACTGGAAAGCAATTTACCAGACCTTCCGTGAGGCCGACTTTAAAAGTTACGACTATGAAACTTTGCGTAAAAGCTTCATAGATTATCTACGAGTATACTATCCGGAGACGTTTAATGACTTCATTGAATCTAGTGAGTTCATCGCTCTACTAGACATTATTGCGTTTATGGGTCAAGGTCTAGCGTTCCGCAATGACTTAAATGCACGTGAAAATTTTATTGACACTGCTGAACGTAGAGATAGTGTTATTAAATTAGCCAACTTAGTCAGTTATAACGCTAAACGAAACTTAACTGCACAAGGTTACATCAAAGTAACCAGCATACAAACAACAGAAGATATCACTGATATCAATGGATTTAACTTAAGCAATGTTCCAGTATTATGGAATGATCCAGCAAACTCTAACTGGTTAAATCAATATAACACTATTGTAAATGCTACACTAATCAATACTCAACGTGTAGGTAGACCTGGTAATTCAGCACAACTATTAGGTATAAAAACTGACGAGTACACAATCAATATTCCCGGTGGTAACTTACCAGTAGTTCCGTTCTCATCAGTAGTTGATAATCAAACAATGAATTTTGAACTGGTAAGCGTTACAAGTTTGGATGAAGATTATGTATATGAAATTCCACCTGCACCAACAGGTAAAATGAATATGGTATATCGTAACGACAGATTAGGTTACGGTAGCCCAAACACAGGTTTCTTCTTTTACTTCAAACAAGGAAGACTACAGAATTATGATTTCAACCTACAGCAACAAATTAGCAATCAAGTTGTAGACATTAGTGATATTCAAGGTGTTAACAATACAGATACTTGGTTGTTTCAATTGAGTACAGACAACACTAGTATAGTAACAAGAACACTATGGAAAGAAGTAGAGAATGTGTATGCCGATGCATATCTACAAACAGAAACTAGTGCTAAGAAAATCTTCTCGGTCGTGTCACGTTATAACGACCAAGTAAGTTACAGTTTTGGTGACGGAGTATTTTCTGAGATTCCAGTTGGTACATTTAGATCATATGTTCGTGCAGGCAATGCATTGACATATACTATTGACCCAACTGAAATGCAAGGTCTAAGTGTCACAATTAATTATATTAGTCGAGCAGGACGAACAGAAGCACTTACATTAGGATTAGAATTACAACTACCTGTATCAAACGCACAAGCAAGAGAAACACTAGCAAATATTAAACAACGAGCCCCTGCCCGCTATTATACACAGAACAGAATGGTTAATGGGGAAGATTACAACAACTTCCCATACACATTATATAATTCAATTATTAAAAGCAAAGCAATTAACCGTAGTTCAATTGGTGTATCAAAAAATTTAGATTTATTAGACCCAACCGGAAAATACTCCAGCACTAATTCATTTGCAAATGACGGCGCAATATACCAAAATAGTAACAATGGTAATTTGGGATTAACCATCTCTACCACCGGTGACATTATTACGTTTTTAACAACTACTTTGGCCGCTGAACTTGTAGACAATAGAGCAAGACAATATTACTTACAAAACTTTACACGATATAATGTTAACAGTACGACAGGTGATGGTACTGTTTATTGGAAAGAATCTACTGTTGATGCTAATAGTGTTACTGGATATTTTTATAATTTAAGTGGTAGTGATGAAGTAGCTATTCCAATTGGCACATATTCAACATATAGCATGAAATATGCCACTAAAGGTGCTATGTTAAAACTTACTGCACCGGCTGGGTATTACTTTGATAGTAATAATCGTTTGGTAGCAGGTATTGCTGGTTCAAGTAACCCTACATATATTTGGACTACTGTACTTAATGTTATCGGTGATGGTTATAATAATGGTGAAGGTCAATTTAGTAATGGAACTGGTCCGGTCACATTAAATGCATATGTTCCTGAAGGTGTAATAGTAACACAAATCATACCTGCATTTGATAATTCATTGCCAGCACTAGTGATACAAGAATGTATTACTAGAATGGAATTGAATCAAGACTTCTCATTAGTTTTCAACAATTCATTACTTGTGTCACAAGATAGATGGAGTGTAGAAGCATACGATGCTACTAACTGGTTTGTTAACTTTAATAGCTTAGGTAACAATGTTTATCAAATAGCCTACAGAAGTTTACAATATTACTTTGGAAGCGTAGCAGATACCCGTTTCAATTTTGAAACAGGTAAATTAGTATATGACCCCTTTACAGGTAAAGTATTGCAAGACTATGTAAAAGTGCTTGCTACAAATACACAATACAATTCTAACTATCCATTAAGTAAACCAGTGCAAATAAGTATACTAGGGCAGACAGTTGAGAGTGATGGTTATATCAATGACTTTGAAGTAGAAGTAGCTAGTATTGATGTTAACGATAGAACAATTATCAATGATCCTGACTTCTTTACTACTATAACAGGTTATCAACCTAATAGTTCTAACATAGGAATATACACATTCTTTGAATTAGTTGAAGATGCTATTAGTTTGTCTCGTTATCAAATCATACCTAGCACTAGTGTAAATTACGTATATGCCACTAAGACTCAAATTGAAGTTGTAAAGTATGAATATCCTGAAGGACAATTGTTCTACGCCTATTCTGAAAATAAGTTTTACACATCAATACAAGATGATACAGTAAACACGCCTTTCTATGTGTTAGTTGAGCAACCACAATACTCGATTCAGTATGGACGTCAAGGTCTTCAGTTCCAGTATCGTCACAATAGTAATAATACTACACGTATTGATCCTGCAACAACAAACATTATTGATTTGTATCTAGTAACACAATCTTATTATACACAATATCAAAATTGGATACAAGACACAACTGGTACTATTTCAGAACCAAACAAACCTACTATTAATGAGTTAAATCAGTCATATGGTAAACTACAAGATTATAAGATGTTAAGTGACAGTTTAATACCTAACAGTGTTATATTCAAACCATTATTTGGTGCAAAAGCCGCACCTGCATTACGTGCTACTGTCAAAGTAGTTAAAGCCGCTAATACTAATGCAAGTAATAGCGAAATTCGTAGCGCAGTATTATCTTCAATGAATAGTTATTTTAATATTAATAACTGGAACTTTGGAGACACGTTTTATTTCTCTGAATTGAGTGCGTATCTACATGACCAATTAGGAGAAATAATTAGCTCAGTGGTACTTGTACCTAACAACCCTACACAATCTTTTGGTGACTTATATGAAATTAAATGTGCCCCTTATGAAATCTTTCAAAACGCAGCCACAGCATCTGACGTGCAGGTAATAGCCGCACTCACACCCGCCGAATTGCAAATAAGATAAGTAATATAATTGATAGAGATTTAATATGGCCACAAGTACAAGAATTAGAACACTAAACTTTCTACCAGACATTTTTAAAACAACAACCAATGCTCAGTTTTTAGCGGCTACATTGGATCAAATTGTTGACCAACCAAATACGGAACGTATTGAAGGTTACATTGGTACTAAGTTTGGCTACGGCATAAATGCAAAAAACAAATATGTAATTGAGCCAACAAAAACACGAACAGATTATCAACTAGATCCTGGCGTAGCTTTCTTAAAGAAAGACACAGGAATCGCTCAAGATTTTATCAGTTATCCAGGCATCATTGATGCATTGAAACTAGAAGGTGGTATCACAAATAACAATGATAGATTGTTTGAAAGCCAATTTTATTCATGGGATAGTTTTACTGACTTAGATAAAATCATTAACTTTAATCAATACTATTGGTTGCCAGAAGGTCCTGATCCAGTAACAATTTCTACAGACATTGTTTTTAATGCAACCGATTATATTATCACTGATGCACCTAACGGATATAATGTAACTGCTGATGGACAAACACAGGGGTCTACTAACCCTACACTAACATTATTACGTGGTGGTACATATAGATTCAGTGTTAACCAAGATAGTCAGTTTTGGATTCAAGGTGCCCCTGGTGTAACTGGTTTAGACCCTACACAAACAAACGTTCAAACACGTGATGTATTTGGTGTTACTAATAATGGCGCAGAAGTGGGTATAGTAACATTTACTGTCCCGCCAAAAGACGCATTAGATGAATATAATTTCCCAGGTAACAACATAGTTGATGTAGTATCTACTACACCTTACGATCAAATCAATGGGCAATTATTAAGTACTGTTGGAAACATCGACGGTATTAGTTCGTTAGACGGTCTTACTGTAATGTTTTACAATACCGGTATACCAAATGAACAGGGTTATATCAGTAATTTCTTTGATGAAACTAACTTTGATGTAAACAATAATTTAGTACCTGCACAAACAATTACTATCAGTTCTACTAATTCCACTGGTAATGTCATAACATGTTCTTCTACTGCTAATTTAGTAGTAGGACAAACTATAACATTTAATGGATCTACGTTTGGTGGAATACTAACATATGATACTGTATTTCCTAATACAATATATTATGTAAACTCTATTATTAGTTCTACTGAATTCACTATCGCACAAAACTTGTTTGATGTAGGTGTAACACCTTATGCTGTCACTACTGCAAGTGGTTCAGGATTAGTTGCTAATATTAATCAAGGTTTAAACGAAGAAGGCTACTACACTGATGTAAGCGCAACGTTTTATCGTATAACTTATTTAGGTGATATAAGTGATCCAGTATTGCGATTAGTCGAAGTTGGACCTATTCCTACTAATGAAAAAATTACTGCACAATATGGTACTGAATGGATAGCTAGAAAATTTTATAGAAACGTTGCCGGAACAATTAATTTAGTACCATATAACAGTGCAATATTAGATGTGTTGTACTACCAAGATGGTACTTCTGGTAACAAAGTTGGTCAACTACGTATAATTGACAGCAACACTACCAATCGTATTGATATATTAGAAGACATATTAGGTAAAATACAATATACAGCACCAAACGGTGTAGAATTCACTAATGGTTTAAAGGTAGTATTTCAAGGTGACATATACCCTGTAAGCTACGAGAATGTTCAATACTATGTTGAAGGTGTAGGTACTGCGATTCAGTTGATACCAGTTGCTGACTTAATAGCACCAGAACCATTTACTTCAAGCACTTACATACCATATGACACCTTACCATATGATATTGGTAATTACGATAGTAACCTGTATATACCAGTAACTCAAGATTACATTACAATTGCTAGAAATAGCATTAACAAAAATCCATGGTCACGTAGTAATCGTTGGTTCCACATTGATGTTATCAACGCTACTGCAACATATAATAATAACCCAAATTTTGTAACTATAGCGGCTACACAAGCAAATAAAGCAAAACGCCCAATCATTGAGTTCTACCCTAACTTAAGATTATTCAACTCTGGCTACTTAGGTAAAGCGCCTATCGACTTTATTGATTTTAGAACAACTGATGCATTTGAATATGTTGCTGGTCAAGAAAATTATTATCCAGATGTTGAAGTATATACTGCGTACACAGCTACAATTAATAGCGTTACCGCAAGTACAACTACCACAATCTCAATGGCTACTTCAGATATTACTGGTGCATTCCAAGTTGGTCAATACATAAATGATTCAACTAATTTGTTACCAACTAATTCACAAATTAGCAATATTAGTGTTGCATCTGGTGTTACTACATTGACAGTTACATGGTTAGGTAACTACACGTTTGGTGGCACTACCGTAGCTTCATTGATTGCTAACGATGGTCAAAATGATAACTATGCATTATTTGATGGTGCTAGGGTTGTCTTTGCCGCAGACACAAATGAAAATGTAAAAGACAAAATATATGTTGTACGATTTTCATCAATAGCAGAACTGTCAACTCCTGTTATTACCCTAACGCCTGCAGATGATGGCGAAGTTCTTCCATTAGAACAGACTGTTGCGTTCAGAGGATTTAACTATCAAGGTAAAGATTTCTACTTTGACGGTATTGATTGGTTTGAATCACAACAAAAAACAACAGTTAATCAACCACCGTTGTTTGATATTTTTGATGAAAATGGAATAAGTCTATCTAATAGTAATTACTATGTAGGTAGTTCATTTGAAGGTACTAAGTTATTTGCATATGGGTTGGGATCAGGATTAGATGATTCTATTTTAGGATTCCCAATACGTTACAGTTCAATAGACAACGTAGGTGACATTAGTTTTGATGTATCACTTAATGCAGACACATTCAACTATGTTAGAGGAACTACACCTATAACTCAAAAAGTTAACA